TGGAGATCTGCACCTGAACAACGGTGAACGCATCGCCCGGCAGGTTGTCGATCCTCTGCGAGAAGCCCACGATGCGGAGCTGGTTGGTGCTCGTCTGTGTGAGCGAGCCGCCAGTCACGACATCAAGCGCCACCGTGGAGAAGCCCGTGGTGGTGTTGCCGCTAGCAGTGGTGTTTGAGCTGATCGATGCCTGCGCGCCGAGTGCAGTCGCAGCAACCGAGCCGTTCGCCTGAATCTCGTAGATGATGAAGGCATCACGAGTTGCCCATCCGACAATAGTCGTGGCGACGGTGTTCGCGGGCCAGTAGTTACTGACCGTGCGGCGACCAGTCGCCGTGAGGGTGAACTCGCAGCCCTGAAAAGCTCCGAGGATGCGATTGGCAACAGCGCCCGCGCCTGCCGCTCCGAGAGCGGTAGCCAGGATCAGGTTCTGAGCAGGAGTCGTAGCATCAATCTGAACCGGGGAGTTCAGGAAGATGTTGTTGACGTAGCCCGATGCAATCGGAATGCCGCCGTATGGCTGTGGACCTCCACTAACAGACGGACGAACAATCCCCGACGGATGCAATACCGGGGCCAGACCAAAAGGTGCAGCAAATGAGGACATTGAACACTCCAAAAGAGAGCTTGTTCATTGTCCGCGCCTCCCTAGATTCCTTGCCGCTACTGGTTAATGAAATCTGGGGCTTCGCGGGCCTGTCCCAGTTCCTGCGTACCTGCCTCGACTAGCGGACCTTTCATATGTCCACCACGTCGGGCACTTTGGGCTGCCTCTTCAGCGGCTTTCTGGGCGGCCACGAATATCGCTTCCTCCTCTTGGAGGGGTTGACGATAGTGGACCTCTTCCATAAACGCTTGATAGAGGTGGAGCGGCAGCTTTGCAGCGACCATTTCGTTAACGCTGATTACGCCAGCCATATCTCCGCTCTTCAGTCCCATATGCTCGAAGCCGGGAACTTCGTGCGACTGAATCAGCTCGTACCCGAGCCGAAGCCGTCCGTGAATTGGATCACGAGGGTTCTGGGTGGTCAACCAGCAGACGTGATAGCCCGGGATCTCAGGAAGATCCGGCAACGCAGACTGGAAGAACGTGCGACGTAGCATGTCAACGCGCTCAGCGTCCGTCAAGTCCCGAGCTTGAGAGATGGGCCGGTCATTCGACTGGCGGCTCTCTCGGGATTCCGAAAGCTTTCTTACACGTTTGATTGGTTTTCTCATCTCAGACATTTTCAGCTACCCCTTTCGAGTGCTCTCTAGTGACGACGGTTTTCGCGATCAAACTTCTGATATTGCTTCAGATATTTCTCGCGAAGAACTGGGTCGTTCCAGACTCCGGCCGCAATCATCGCCTCTTTTCGCTCGGCGCTGATATAGACCTCGTTTTTGCGCAGCGGTCTCTGCCGACCACCTACTCTTACCTGAGGACCCCGTGGACGGCGCTCTTCACGCTCGCCTTCCTCCTCGGACTCCTCTTCACGATCATCGTCTTCATCGTCCCTACGCACAGACCCCCCGTTACCAAACCGGTGAGGCAGATACTTGCGAAGCCGCTTGTTCAGCTCCGTCCAGTACTCCGGGCCGCGAGCATCGTAGGTGCCCTCCTGAAAGAGCTGGTCCTCGATAGCTTTGGCTACCCGTGAATCTGCATTCCGCAAGTTTGGATCATACCACTCGTGGTCCTCGGCCCACTCCTTCGCTCGCATCTGGATCGCGGGATCTGCTGCGGGCTGAGCGCGGACTGCGGCACCGTTGGCACGCTGTTGCCGGAGGCCAATCAGCTGATTGCGACCTGCGGACAGGTCCCGGGAGATATTCGCGGCTTCCATAGCCGACTTCCCATCCCCCTTCTCGATTGCCATTGCCTGGATGCGGTCGGCCTCCTTGATATTCGCATCCAGCTCCGCGATCTTATTGTCAATCAGTACGAGTTCACCCTGAGAGATTCGCGCGTCCTGCTCGGACTGCCGTCTCTCCAGCTGCTCATTCCGCTGACGTAAGAAATTCAGCTCCGTCCGGTCGCGGTTCCGGTTTTCCTTCTTGCGCTGCCTCTCCGCTCGGCGGCGGCGGCGCGTCTCAGACCGTTCATCAGAATCGTCGTCATCTCCTTCGGCTTGACCAATTCGTTCGTCTTCGGCACCCTCTTCAGATTCGGCACGCTCTTCAGCTGCCTCCTCGTCAGAGCGCTCTTCGGACTCTTCATGAATCTCCTCGTCGGCCCCCGGGCCCACTGGGATGATTTCGTCTTTCTCAGCCATGCTTCGCAACCTCTTTCACAGGGGTTAGATGTAAGCTACCATTTCCAGTGCCTTATCGACAGGCACCTTGCCCTTTAGGTCAAGATCGTTGAACAAAACGAACAGGGCCTTCCCATCGCCGCCCTCCGCGTCAACCCACCACCGATCTCCACCGTACTTGGGGACTCGCACGTAATCGCCTATCTTGCACCACTGACCCTCCGGCCATTCGGTCAAAGTTTCGCGATTACGAAAACAGACCGGACCAAAGCCGATGACTCGGCCGATTTGCATGTTCCATTGGTCTGTCTCTCTCGACTCCTCGACCAGCGCGATGCCACCCGCTGAGTGCGTCGGGGGCGTTTTGAGCTGGATGAGCACGTCAGATCCGAAGGGCTGAAGCCCCGGGTCGGCTTTCGGGAAAGCCTGTTCCAGTGAATCGTACTTGTACGCAGCTTTGCGGAAGACAGCTTCAGTCTTCCCACCGGCAACAGCCAGCTGTGCTGACTTGACGCCCCGATCACGGGGTGCTGCGCCTAGGCTTCGATCCATTATCGTCCTCCTCTTGTGCAGTTTCATCGTTCCAAAGCCGTTCGGCTAATTCAAGGCCCTGGGCAATGCCGCAAGCCTTACCGTAACCGAACTCTGATTGGTCCCCTGAGCCTGGGTTCAGAGCTTCCAACGCGTGGTTGGTTCTAAGCTCCTTCAGACGGTTTAGGAACCTCTCTGGGGTAGGCATCTTACCCTCCGCTATGGGGGTCTTGCAAGATTACACCGAATCTGCTAGCCGTACGGCTTAGCTTGTGGTGCCGCTAAAAGTTCTTCTTCCTCCCATGGGAGGGGTGGCCCCCGTGCCCTCCGTCGTGCTCCTTGGGGTGGTGCTCGTGCATATGCACATGCCCGCCGTGCGCCCCCTTGTGATGCACTGCCGTCCGCTCGTGCCCGTGCTCGCCATGGTGCTGATGTCCTTCATGCGAAGGGTTGGTCGTGTGCACATGGCCATCGCCCCCGGCCTGCGGAACGTGCGCGTCGTTAGACGTGGGGTTCAATCCGCCAGTCGAATGGCCAGTCTTCTGATCCTCGTAAGGATCGTGGCCCTGCGCCAGATTCTGGTGCTTGTTCATTGGCCCGCTCATTGGTCTCACCTCCTACTTAGGTTTTCTCACCGGTAATATGCTTGACGGCCCACATGACCGCCTCCTCTGCCTTCGTAATCGCTAGGGAGAGTTCCCGCGACCTCCCAATCGAGTTACAGAAGTTAACGAATTCCAGACCCATGTCCTTGATGCCCTTCATCTGAAGTTTCTCTTCCTCGGACAGGACACGGTACTCATGCCGCATCACGTTATTCGCGACGCGATCATCCGAGGTCGAGTCTATATCAGCCATCGGAAAGCTCCCAGTCGGTTGCGAGAAGGTCCGTTTGCGAACAGACCCAAGGAACGAGGTAACCACCCACGGTATAGATGAAAACGTACGGCAAGGTCATCTTCGAGTCCCGATCCGGGCGCTGAAGCTCCAGGTACATCCCCTTGCCGTTCCACCCCGAGCGGGTCACACGGTTCCCGTTCCAAAGTTCCTTGACCGCCCAGCCGATGCCGTTCATGCGCCGCTAGTCGTGCTGCCGTCTGCCGCGTCGCCCGTAGGCACCGCAGGCTGGCCGTCTGCGGGCAGCTTGCTGTCAACCACATCCTCGGCAATCGTGGCCGCAGCCTCGACGGCGATACCAACAGGGGTAGCTCCGAAGACGTGCCCGACCACGTCAACCAGGACTGCCATGAATTCCTTCCCGAAGCGGGACTCAATGGCCTTGATCTGATCGGCCAAAGCCGGGTTCGGGGGAACGCTTGCAACGTCGGTCATTAGATTTCTCCTGATGGGCTAGGATGCCCTTGTAAGCCTGTACCAGTGGAAACGTTTGTTGAGTGCCCCGTATCGATCTTAGCGGCGGCAATCTCCAGGGCGGTAGCATTGTCCTCCGCATTGATGCGCTCGCGCGCAGCAATCTCTGCATCAGTCCGCTGCGTATCCCCTGCCTGCTCAACCTGAGTCTGCTGGAGGGTCGTAGCATTATCCTTATCGCCTTTCTGGCTCTCAGCGTCGGTCTGCATCTTCGCGATGCGCTCACGACTCTGGTCAGTAGCACCCTGCGCCTGCGCCCGTGTCGCAGCGACGGCAGTAGCAGTAGGATCGGGCTGAGCCTGCGGCTGCGACATCTGCTTGAGCTGTTGCATGGCCTGCTGAATAATCTGCGGTATCTGCTGGAAAGCCTTACCCGCATTAGCGACCACACCTCGGGACGCTGCGGCCAGAGTTCGATCCATTTCAACGCCGACATCCTTATTCTTATGATGTATGCGCGCGATATTCCCGGTATCGGCCCCGACCGCCTTGGACGTAACGTCAACCATATGCGTTACGTACCAGTACAGGATATGCTCGCTTAGGTGCTGGACTGCTGCGGGCAGGAACTTAGCTCCTATCGTCGGCAGCCCACCGAGTACTGGGGAGTTCAGGAAGTCGAGTAGTACCTGGACGTGCGCTAGGTGATCCTGTTCGGGGTATGCTGCTACCGGTCTGCCGAGAGACATCGCAACGTTTTCGTTTACCTGGTTCATCTCCCGCACTTCGGGTACGGGTTTCAGGAGCTGGATAGCATTCGGCAGCTTGGTACGCTGAAGGATCAGCGATTCGACCTTATGCTGATCGTATAGCTCCGGGTGCGCATCCGACCGCTGCTGAATAATCTGAAGCTGTGCGAAACGCTGTACGTCGGAGAAAACCTCAGGGTCCGATACGGGTACGACGTCCACAGGACCTTCGTAGTCGGTCCGGTACGCGAGCTGTTCCCCTGCGTCATCTTTGATTTCGTCATCGGTGATATAGAGCCGATTGATCCGGTGCAGCACGCCGATTACACGGTCCATCGCATGGTGCAGTCGGAGATGGATAGCTGAGAGAACCTTCAACCCCTGTTCTATAAGAGCCAGGGTCGTCCCGACCGGCATGTTGGGTGCGCCGTCGTTCGATAGGTTCTCAAACGTTGTGCGGACAAGCTCTTCTCCCTGGTCCGTACACCAACCAAGCAGTTGGTATAGCATTTGCGACGGGGGATTAAACGGAAGCGGCATGACCACTTCGCGTATGTCCTTCGCACCCACTCCACCTTCAATCTCCGTTAACTGTCCGATATTCAGTCCGACTGTTTGGCCCGACGCTCCCGAGCCCTTAAGTCTGATTGCCGTTTGCAGGTTATTAACAAGAGCAGAATCAAGCAAAGCCCGGAGACTACCCGTACCCGCTCCTGCCAGGCTACCTGCAAGATGGATGAGACCGACACTCTGCGCTCCTTCCCAGGGGATGAACTCGAAGTCCACCGCCCAGCACATATTCTGCATCAACTCGTCGTTTTCTTCCCAGTTCCTCGTGATCCGCATGATCTGCGAGGAATGCGCATCCAGCTCTATCAGGTAGGGGAGGGGAGAGTTCGAGTCCTCCTCAACGTCTTCCATCTTCGGACGGTCGCCCGCGATCTTAATTTCATCCGTGTCTTCGATATCAGCAAGCGCCTCAACAATGAAAATAGTGCGATTTCCGTCCTGATTGTATATATTTTTCTCGACACCCTGCACTTTATCCTGGGCTTTCTCCGCCTCAGTCTCTTGATCATTAGCACCCCTCTGCGCGGGAGGACTAATCGACTGGGGTTTAATGTAATAGCCACTCCGGACTCGTGCATCAAACTCAGCTTGCGTAATACTTGTCCTAAATGTTCTTCGTTCAGCGGAATAGAAGTCTCCGGCTGCGTCGGGGAGGTACACGTCATCGATGGAGAAGAAGCAGGGCACGGGTCGTTTTTGAACTGAGTCATACACGAGCCTCATAT